TTATTGGAAGAAGCGGAAGCCAACAGAAATTTCAGGGCACTCTGCACGCTATTACGAGAAGGGTAAGAAGAGTAAGATGCGCGTAAACAATAATGTCTTCAGCAGTGTTCTCGGATATTTTGAGAAGACACCCTTTATGAAACTCCCTTGCCGTCTGACGTCTTATACGCAGAAATACTTTGAGCAGTACAAGGCGGGCATGCCATATATAGAAGCGATAGACGACTTATTCAAGCAACTTGTCCCTGATCGTTATAAGGCGCAGTATAAGCAGGCCCATGCCAGACCCGATTTCCAAATCAAGGATACCTCGTTTTCTTCAGTCACAATGAACAGAAATTTTCGAACAGGGCTTCACAGGGATGCAGGAGATTTACGCGAGGGATTTGGAAACTTATCGGTTATTGAGCGAGGCAAGTATCATGGCGGCTATACTCTCTTTCCGAAGTATAGGGTGGGCTTTGATTTACGGACAGGGGACTTCTTAGCGATGGATGTACACCAGTGGCATTGTAATACGGATATCCATGAAACCGCCTCGGATAAGGCCTATAATAAGAGTCTGCCTCAGATTTATCTGAACGATCAAAGTACCGGTACTCAGGGAATTGATAAATTGTATAGCAGACTTTCGTTTGTCTGCTATTTACGCGAAAAACTCATCGACTGTAACCCTAAGGAATCTCGTGCATACTATACTCGGATTGGCTACGATCCTAAGAAGGGTACCCTGCGCAAGCATGGGTCCAAGGCGCCAGCAGGCGCAACCAAGACAAGAAAGAAAAGGAAAATATAAACTTCTATTGAACTAGATGGCTGATATTCAACGGTCAAGGGCAGCGGAAGCAGCGATGAAAAACATTCAACGCCTAGGAAAATCTGTGGGGCAACCTGTCGCTACAGCACAACGAGGCCAATCCTATGCTTCTCCCACAGGTGCAGTTCCAGTGAGCGGAAGTGGGCTTGTTACGGCCCTCTTATACATTGGCGCAGGTATTTTTGCAGTCCTGCTAATCTTAATGGCCATTGATCAGTGGGTCACACCCGTCTTTCAAAATTCTCCAGGTAGTTCTGGATTCATTCTTGTACCCGGCACAGATACTACACAGGTATATTGGACAAATAGTAAGACCATTAAAGATATCTTAATTGGCACCCCTCCTCCGCCACCAACCCCTGACACGGGCGAAACAGTCCCTCTCTATACTACAGTAATTGAAGATCAAAGCATATATTCCATCACACTCGACATTATGATTCAGAATGAGTTTCCACAGGATATTGGCGATCAACCCATGCGCACCTTTTTTATCTTAGGTGAGTCACTCTCCAAGCCTACACTCTCCATGGGTCTGGATAATTCCAAGAACACGGTCTATATCACTTCAGTTGATACGGATGGCCACATTCAGACAGTTGTCCTGGATAATGTCCCTATTCACAAGCCATTCCGTATAGGATTTACAAAGTCAGATCGTATCATGGAGGGTTATCTGAATGGAAAGTTAGTTAAGACGATAGGGCTCCGTACACAGTCAATTAAACCTACATCTGGAAGTAAGATTTATGCGCCCTCGAGTATAATGTATGGTGCAGGCTCTAGTATTAAATCTTTATCGAAGGGTATTGCTGTGATGAATCTCAGATTATTCCCCTATACGGTATCTCCTGAAGAAATGATTGCTCGCATGGTGGATCTGACACCCAGCACGAAGTATAATTCAGGGTTTAAGGCATCGAGTTTAATATCGACTTTTTCCTCGTATACTGGTATTGATAAATTATACTAGCATGTTAGATGCGCCTATTTTGGCTTATATTTGCAGTATTGGTGTTAACCTATGCCGCAGTATATAATATACAGACAATTGGAACCCATATTCCGAATAGAATTGGCCCCGAAAAGGTCAGCCTTTCAAAGAGGGTGCAAGTCGCCGATAGTGTTACACTAGCAAATGCATGGACAAGTAATTCTGGATCAACACTATTCTTTTACATTTTCCCCAAGATTAATAATCGCACTGCTACGATTGGAAATGAATATGCAACGGCTATTAAGATTGGATCTAAACAGGCATTGAAAATTCTAGTATCTCCTGATGCAGGAAGGGGCGTGTCACTTGCTCCTGCTCTCTTAGAGGTTTACACCAAAAATGCATCTCATCCTGAACTCATAGAGATTACAAATCTACCCCTCCAACGCTGGACATGCATGATTATTCAAAAGCAGGGGCGGCGATTTTCCATATATATCAATGGAAAACTATCCGCTGCGCATACCTGTACGGCAATGCCCGACTATGATTCCTCTCAACCCCTTACTGTGGGTGATCCAGTTCTAGGAGGTAGCATCGCCCTCATGTGTCTCGACCCTTATGTAATTAATACGGAGGAGATCGCTGATCTTATCTCTAATACGATGAACGGTGACGGTAAGCCTCATTTAGTTACTGATACAGATACCTTTGCCATACCTACGTTTGATTTATCTTTTTTAGTATGCCCGGGCGGAAATTGCAGCCCCCCTAAACAAATTGGGCAACTTGAAGAATGGAAGACTAATTATTAATAAAAATTCTGATTTTCTATAATAGATGGCAGGTGTTAGTCAAGGTATCTTTACCTTTTTTGTGGTGATCTTAATTGCCCTTGCTCTGTATTATTTGTATGGTTGGCTCATGGGTGGCGCTGATTTACAGAATGTGATCATTTTCAACCCTAAGAAGAAGGGTCTGCCGGCGAATTCTACAAAGATGACCACCTATAATGATCCTTCTCTGCCTCCCCTCTATGCTGGTGGTGAATTCTCCTTTTCTACGTGGGTCTATATTAACAATTGGAACACAAACAAGGGAAAGAATAAGCCGTTTGCGATCTTATCTGGAGGATCTAGTCGTGCTGGATACAATACCATGGTACTATACTTAGGTCAGAATACGAATAAACTGTCTGTGCGTGTCAGCAGCGCCAATGTAGGAACGGGCGATGATGCGGGAATTCAGATGAACAGCAATGAGATGTCGCTACTTGTTGCGCAGGCTGCTGGTGGTAAGTACAGTGATGCAACTGAGGGCTTCAAGAAGTGCGATATCGAGGAAGTCGACTTACAGAGATGGGTGAACATCTCGGTGGTCCTCAGCGGAAGAACTACGGACGTCTACATTGATGGCAAGTTATCCCGTAGTTGCGTGCTTAATAGTATGTATGGTGTAACGGGCGACCAGACGACCGTAAGCCTAGGCGGCCCTGACGGTTTCGGCGGCTTCATTGGCCAGACCCAGATTGCCAATTATGCCTATTCTCCGGATCAGGTCTATAAGATGTATCAGAACGGTCCCGTGGATCAATCTGTGTGGGCGATGATCTCTTCCATGTTTAGCCCGCTATCCTCCAATAATATGTCCGAGCAGACACAGCAGCGCCTGGCTGCGCCCAAGGAGGAGTACTAGAGTGTCTGATTAGCCTACAGGTCTTAAGTAAACTATACTAATGAATATTTTTAAGGTAAAATATTCATCGGTCTAAGATAGAGTACTATGTCTACAGCGGCAGGCCCCATAAATAGTAGTTCGGGTGAAGTTACAATGACAGGATCTGATACCATGTCTCAGGCACTGACTGGCATTGTTCTAGTATTCCTCCTGTACATTTCTCTGGCTGCATCCGAGTATGTCTATACTTCTTTTGCCAACATGTGGACAAATCGCATTGAACTCTTTCCGGATTCGTACCCTTCCGGATCAAAGATGTACACTGCCCTTCAGAATCCATCAAATCCTAAGTCAAAGACAATTTATACATCCAAGAACCAGCGTTCTGGTATTGAATTCAGTTATTCCATGTTCTTAAACATAAGCAGTGATACATTTGCGGATGGCAACAGTTGCTTATACCATGTTTTACACAAGGGCTACAGTAAGATGTACCCCTTAATGGGGCCTGGTATCTTCTGCAGAGGCGACAGGAATACCCTGCGCATTTACATGAATTCCTTTGGAAACTGGAATAACTACACTGAGATCGATAACATTCCTGTTGACAAGTGGTTTCACCTTGTTATCTCATGCAAGGGTACGATTCAGGGCAGCCCCCAGGGGAGCGTCTTATACGTCTACATTAATGGTAATCTTAAACAAAAAGTCAAACTGGCAGGAAATACGCCCCCTTACCAGAACTTTGGTAATGTCTACATGTTCAGTTCAAGAACCATGACAGTGAACAAATCGAACACAATCTCTCTGAATAATGATCCTGAGATCATTGCAGACACGACGCTGACCGATGTTCAGTTCCTTGGATCGGCAAAGGGTATGGTAAGCCGCGTATTTTATTACAGTTATGCTGTCTCCTTTACTGAGATCAAGGCGCTTATGGACATGGGGCCATCGCAGAATATCGTGAGATCATCCGCCAATGATAGTGTAGTGTCTCCCTACCTTGCTCAGACATGGTGGACCACTAACGGCACCAAGTATAATTAACGTTTAACTAAAGTATACATGCAACGGCGGTATAAATGCCAACTCATCTTGTTTCACACTAGCAAGAAGAGTTGTCATGGCAGGTGGCGGGTTATATGTTCTCGTTGCCTACGGCGCACAAAATGTAATTCTGAGCGGAAATCCTGACTTTACTTACTTCTATCTCGTCTTGAAAAAGTACAGCCACTTTTCCTTTGAGTCGGTTACCATCCCTCTCGAGGGCCCTCAGGAACTCTTTTTCAACCAACCTATTATTTTGAATGCTAAGATCCAGCGTATCGGTGATCTCCTAACAGATTTATACTTTACCTTCTCACTTCCTGATATTTATAGTAAGTATTTCGATTCTGTTGCTCCCGGACCCCTACGTGGTCGCTCGCAATACGAATTCAAGTGGGCGAGATATATCGGCGCTCAGATTATCCAAGATGCATCCTTCCTTGTGGGAGGTACTCTTGTCCAGCAATTTGACAGCGACTATATCATTGCCTCGGCCTTGACTGACCAAGATGAGACACAGTATACAAAGTGGAGAAACATGGTTGGTGATGTTCCCGAACTATATGACCCGGCGCGGGGAGAGTTCTGTGGCGCTGCAGGCGGATCATCTACGCGCACTTCAGGGCTTTACCCGAATGTTTATGCTGATACAACTGTCACAACACAGAATAATTTCCCGTCAATCCCCGGCAGAGATATCACAGTTCCTCTTTCTTTCTGGTTTACTCAGCACCCTTCACTAGCACTGCCTCTTATTTCCCTGCAGTATCATGAATGCTACCTGCAACTCACTCTCAGACCAATCCAAGACTTATATACTATCCTGGATCCCTCAGGATACAGGGTGAGACCCGAGAATACCTTATCTGCAAGTACAAGCAATATCCTCACAGGGAATGTGTCATATATCTCGAATACTGAGGATGGTATGTACATTCGAAACTATTTAACTGACATTGGATTTACTGCACCGGCGTTAAATACATGGCCACTCAATCCCAGACTTCAGACAACCCAGGTGTTCCTAACTGATTCTGAACGTCAGACCTTTGCATCTAAACCGCTCAATTATATCGTCAGACAAGTCACTCAGTACTCCTTTCCAAGTGTATCGACTAGACAGTTATTTAATTTATATACGCATAACCCAGTACCTCGTATCATCATAGTTCCCAGACGATCTGACACGATTCAGAATAGAAATGACTGGACCAATTATACAAACTGGTTCAAATACCCAACTGCCCCCTTTATTCCTGCAGGATCGGGGACCTACATAGGAGGCTCCTCAGGCATAAATAGTATTGCAACACAGAAAAATATTATTCGCCAGATGAGAATCTTGTGCGATGGAAATGAAATCCAGGAAATTAAGCCTATTGACTTTTTCACTCTGATGGCCTCATGGAAATACACGCAGGGTATCTTTCCCTCGGGGCTTTCTATTTACAGTTTTGCTCTTGACACATCAAATTGGATGAAACCAAGTGGATCTCTCAATACAAGCAGAGTGCAGAATTTTCAGTTAGATCTGGATATATGGCCTCTCGCACAGAATACAACGTTTTTAGTCGACCACCTTATCTATGTAGAGAGTCTGAACTTCTTTGTGGTCGAGGGTGGCATGGGCGGCATGAAGTATGCGACATAATACTTTAGAAAAAGTATGTCATTTCTTCTTCCTTGTAATACGTCTATCTGCAAGACGAATCTCTGGAAATCCAGACTTTCGTGTTGGATTCGCCTTGACAAGGTCTGGATATTTTTTTAACAAGGTCTTCACCGCTACTTGCTGGTGCCTGAGACGGTTCCTCGTCTGCATGCCCCCAGGCTCCTTGTAATACGCCGTCTTAGGTGAGACGAAGTTCAGACGAATAACAGTCTGATCTTTAGCAAAAAACTTCAACGTCCTCTCATAGTCTTCCTTCTCACTCCGCTCCAGGGTAATCTCAGATCCAGGATTAATGCAGCCCCAGAAACTTCCGATAATAAATCTAAGATCAGTAGTCACAGTCGGCTTCATGAAAAATCCATTTGCACTGGGATAGACACCCCAAAGCCTTGCACCGGCCTTCTTGCACTCTGAGAACCCCCTTTTTATTACAGACTTTAATGACACAAGTTCCTTCTCATGACGCTTCTTAGTGCCATCATACTCTATGAACCCCTTAATATCATCATCACAGCAGACTAAATTAGAACCCTTTGGAAAATGCTTGAAGATCCAATTTCTGACCTCTGATAGTCCCGGGACACCCACTAGTATGGTACCATATGTCTTAGGATCGAGAGTAGCCTCATATGCCGCCTTTTCCTCTGCATTCGCTACGATGACATGGATCGATTCCTTGGGAATCCTATACATGTGCAGTAAGGCCAGTGTCTTATCACGGCATGTTTCTGCACGTTTATAAGATGGAATTACTATGGAGTAATCCATTCTAGTTTATGGCGCGATTATAAACTGAGATAAATTCCTGCTAAGATTAGGATGGCTAGTTTCTTTACCAAGATTGGTAATTATTTAAGTTATAAATTATCCTTTTTAGATGATCCTGATGTAAAGGAACATGCAAGACAGCAGGCAGAACAAGAAAGACTTGATAAGGAACAGGCAGAACAAAATGCAGAAGCAAAGGCAGAGGCACAGGCGCAATCAACCGAAGTTGATGATAAGGCAAAGACAGATAAAAATATAGCAAAAAAGAGTAAATTTCGTAGCGTTGGTGAGAATTCGGGAAGCATTTCTGAGCGTATTCTCAAGATTTTCTGGAAGATACTTCCGTATTGTATTGTTTTATACGCGGGATCGATTACATCCAATTGGCTTATTGGATATGGCGCACCCATGCGATTTTTTGCCTTTTCTATCTTAATCTTTTTCTACTGGAGAGTTCCTCTAGCAACATCGATCGGTTCCTTTCTCTATATCTTAAAATTTATCATCTATAATCAATTAATCATGAATGAAATCGCCCCATATTATTCATGGTTGCCGCTGCTTGAATATGAAGATTCAACATGGAAACGGTTTGTGCCCTTTTTCTGGAAGGCGACCGCTCTAAGTAAATTAAAACAAAGGGTAGTACACGAACAGTATAAGAATGCCTTTGAAGTAAACATGAATACGGGAACTCTGCCTCCTAAACCCTATGAAGATGCGCTGGCAGTAACCGTTGCAGTGGGCCAACTCTTTGGTAAAGAAGGATTTTCTAGAATAATTGCTGCTATAAAGGCTGCGGAAGTTCAGTTAAACAGTATAGAGGCAAACTCGCAAGGTTATTCTAAGGATGAATTACAGCGGCGTGTAAATCCGGTGATGCAAGCACTCAGACCTGCTGCCCCTGCTCCTGCTACACCTGCTGCTCCTGCTCCTGCTACACCTGCTGCTACACCTGCTGCTACACCTGCTGCTACACCTGCTGCTACACCTG